GACAGAGAATATGCTACCTTGTTAATGCTAAATAAAGAAGTTTATCATTATGATCCAACTCCAATTCAAAAATGGACAGCTACAGCTAAGTTGGTTAAAGATAAATTAAAATATACGCAACAAGTTGCTGCTGGTGATACTTTTGTTGATGAATTATTTCATCTAGATAGAGTTGATTCTAATGTTTTATTGGATGATGGACTTGTGAACGTAGCAGTATGTTCACAACATGCAAATATAGGCGATCATCATTTAATTACACACACATACACTACTGCTGTGCTACCTCACGGATTTTATCCACCTAAACCAAGACAATATAAACAACTGTTGGGACTTAAAGGACCATCTGAAACATTAGTTGTTTATGCTGAGCGTGATGTAACTAGCGGTACTGTTATATATAGAACACATCGAATGAAAACAGATCATTATGAATTCATGTGTCAGACAAGTAATTATGATAGAGCCTCAACCACCAATAATTCATTAAACCAAAGTTCTGATAAATTTGACATTAAAACCTTCGCAATAGATTCTGAATTTGCAGGTTATATCAAACACTACGGCCAGACTGCTGATAGTATTGACTTAAGATCTAAGCTCAATACTAAATGTAAAAGAGTAGTTGTTCCAGTTACAGTACCAAAAACTGAAATTAGGATGGAACAGCCAGCTCCTTTGAAAAAAGTGATTGATGTAGATAAACCTACCCACCTTAACCCAGGTAATGTAGACCGCCCGAAGAATGTACAAGCCTCACGTGCTGGTCCAGTTAATGGATCAGAACCTGCTAAAGCTCCTGAAACACAAGTACATGCTTTTGTAGCGCGCTATTTAAGTAAAAAAGGTGTTGAACTGGATCCTAAGCTACTGGAAGTAGCAGATTCATTTGTCAAAGAAATATCCAAGTATGTTGGTACACTAACCCCATCTGATAAACACATGAAACCCAAACACACAGACGTTAAAGATAAAACATCTCACAAAGGACCGTCTGCTGATAGAAAAAAGAATACTACAAAAGTTTTTGTTAAACGTGAAACTTATGCTGGAGGAGTAAAATATGCTCGTATGATAAGTAATCAAGATGAAAATCTTGTTACTGAGTTAACTCCATTTTCATCCGTTTTACATGAAAATTTATCTAAAAGTGTTCCTTGGTATCTTCCCGGAAAAACAAAATATGAAGCACCTTTGTATGCTAATACTGTTGGGGGAGATTTCACAAGTTTTGAATCATCACAGACAATCTTATTTAGATATATTGAAATGAGATGTGCTGATTTGTTTGGAGAACAACATGGTAAAGAATTTATCAAAATTTTTGCTCAAGAACTCAACTCACAATTCGTGTTTGATGTACGTGATCCTGAATGTGTTAAAATACATATGAAGAATCCAAAAGACAAAAGTTTCTTGGCTTGCTTAGCACTTAGATTATCTGGCTCAGCTCTCACTACTGTAGGTAACACATTGGTTGCTGCTTTTCTGCAATTTGCATATTATGTAATGGAAAAGGGGTTAACATCCAATGCGGCTTTTCATTCGATTAGATATTGTTACGGTGATGATAGCTTGATAAAGAACTGCGAGATGCAAAATTTTGCTAAATTCTGTGAAAAACATGGGTTTATAGTAACTGTAGAAGATTATAAGGGTCCTGCACAAATATCACTTGTTGGAAAAGTGATGGTTGATGGTAAGTTCACTATTG